TCCAGAAGGAGAGCGAACTTTTAAATCTGAACGTGTGGCCATTTGTGGTGAAATATCGACACCATCCACTTCAACACGAAAAATGGGCGTTGGGTATTCAGTTAATTTATCAATCGCATTGATGGCGTTATTTGCAAAATTTAAAGCCTGTTTAAGCATTACAAGATCCTATTCAGTGCACCAATGCCCATGCCAACCAGTGTGCCCAAAATGCTGGGTTGCCAGTCGCGAACGATGGTCAGTTTGATGGTGAATTCTGTTTTACGTGCTGCACCATCTTTGAAGAAAAAGGTTTTGCCTTCTTCCAGATCATTGATGATCACCAAGCCATAAATTTTGCCTGTGCCTTCGATGAGGGTATAGGCTTTACCGGTGTCACCCATTTGACGCACGATGTCCAAAGTGTTTCGACTGCCAGTGATTTCATGATAAATCACCCCTTGCAGGGTGATGGTATCTTCACCTTTACCAACAAATTGATAAGCCGGTGCAGCACCAACACGGCTATTGGATGGATGTCGCCAGTTGGTAACACGTTTTAATTCTTGATATGAGGCAGTGCGTAGTGAAAATACGAACATGCCTAAAGCCATCATCATGTGTGATTACTCCGTGTCTGTTAAAAACTTACGTTTTGCATTTTGTTCTTCTTGCGCGACACGTTGTAATTCCTGACGCAAGGCTTCAGCAGTACCTTTCACAAATGAACCATCTTTGGCTTGAATGGTGATGTTGATGGTGTCATTGCTGACAAATGATTTGGCAGATCCACCACCCATTGAGATTGGTTTGACTGGTTTAGTTTTGACTGCTGTATCTACAACACCTTGTGTGGCTGTGGTGGTTGCTGCCACTGGTAAGTTGTTGGCATTGGCAATACCGTTGGCCATACCTTGCATGGTATAGCCACCAATACCCATGAATACACGCGAAGGTGAATGGATGCCTAGAATGCCCCTGGCTTTATCAATGACACCACTAACAGCACCGGTGATGGCATCTTTGACGGCATTTACTTTGGATAAAATACCGTTTTTCAATCCTTCTAAAATCATGGCACCAAAGCCAGTGAACTTCGCAGGAAGATCAATGCCGAACCAACGTAATACGCCAGCAAATGCTGAATAAAATAGTCCGATTGGACTCCAATTGATAATCAGTGCTGAAATGCCACGGATACCGCCATTGAACGCTGTTTTGATGGTATTCCAAATGCCAACAAAGAATCCTGATATAGGGGCCCAATTTTTATAGATCAGCAGGGCAGCACCAGCGATGGCAAGGACAATCCATGTAATTGGATTGGTGAGTAAAGCCATGCTCATGCCTTTGGCTGCTAATGCAACCACACCAAACCCCTTAGCAACCATCATCATTGGACCAAAGATTGCAATCAAGCCAATAGATAGGGCAGATAGTCCACCAATAAGCAATGCTCCACCAGCAACGATTCTTGCAATAGTACTTGCTAGACCAGGATTTGCTTGAGCCCATGCAGTTACTTTTTCGGTGGTGCTGGTGAAACCTTCAATAATGGTCTTGAATTGAGGTGCTAGTTGCTCCCCAAATAGTGCAAGTAAGCTTGTAAATGTACCACCTGCTGCATCTTTTAAATTTTTTAGTGTACTTAACTGGGCATTTACACGAGTTTGTAAGTCTGCTTGCGCCTGCATTTTAGCAACGACTTCATCATATCCAGCCTTACCTTTGTCAATTAGCAGATTGGTCGCTTGGATAGTTTCTGCATCGTTGCCGAACATAGCACTTAAAAGAGGTAACCGTTGTTCTGTCGTGAGACCTTTCAGTTTCTCAAATTGTTTATACATATTATCTAGACCACCGAATTCACCTTTACCATCTGTGAAATCCATGGTCAGTCCAGTTTTGCTGTCCTTTAACGCTTTTTTAATTCCATCTGTATCCATCATGGACTTAAAGATTTTACTGAAAGCATTACCAGCGCTTTCGCCAGCCATCGCTGCCTGATCTGCCATAATCAACAACGGTGCCATGGCTTTTGCACCCTCTAAGCCTTCTTGCTTAATAATTTTCATTCCAGCTGAGATTTTAGAGAATCCTTGAAGCATATTGCCGTCATCTACACCTAAATATCTACTCCGCTGAATAACGTCCATTAGAGAAAGCATATCTTTTTCTGCTGTTTTAGTTGCATCTTGCATCTTTGCGGCAAATTCAGCAGCTTCTTCAAATGGCATTTTCATTTGCACACCAAGATAACCAGCTGCTTTACCCACTCCACCAAGAATGGCTGCTTCGGACACACCTTGTTCAACGAGTACTCTCATCATATTTTGGAAGTCAGCTGTTGTACCAGGTAATTGTGTGCCAAGGCTATTTGCTAATTTATTAATTTCATTATAGCCTTTTGAAACTTCTCCATTTGCTTTCATCATCGCTACACGTAGCCCCATTGCAGCATCTTCAGCATCTTCGTATTGTTTAAGCGAGTAGCCCATACCAGCAATAGCAACCCCACTTATAGCCAATCCTTTTTTTGCTAAATCCGAAGCTTTAGCCATCCTTTCTTGCCCCTCCTCAAATTTTTTCTGAGCAGAAACATGCCGTGTAAGAGATTCTTTCTGTTTGTTCAGCTCCATAGTGGTCAAATGAATCTTATTTTTAAGATCCGATTCTTCTTCATTGAGCCGATCCATCTGAATACCAGCTTTGTTGAATTCCTGTGCCATGCCAGTCAATTCTTTACTTTGACCTTTTTGCACTGCCATCAGACGTTTATGGGCAGCTTCAGCACGTGCCAAAGCGGTCACTGTTTCCTGTGCTTCAGGATTAATTTTTAAGGCTTCTTTTAATTCAGCAATGGTCTGTTTATTTTTAGCCAAAGCCTGAGCTGTTTTTTCAGACTGTGCAGTGAGCTGACGGAAACCTGAGATTTTGCGCTGTTGTGCTTCAAGGTCCTTCAGCTCACCATTGGTTTTCTTTAATGCAGCAGCCATAGATTTTGAGCCACCAATGATTGTTTTGATGGGCCCAGATACTTTATCTACAGCATTGAACAGGACTTCTAATTTTAGTTTTGACATTGGTGGACTCGTTTACACGTTAGTTTGGTGACGCTTCAGCGCAAGGTGATGCCATTTACTTAATTCCATAATGTCCATGTCATCGTACGCGCTGGGTGGCCAATGGAAGATGCATGCAATATTGGCAATTGCTTCATCTACTTCATCGACCAGTTTTATTGCTGTTCCTCTTTGATCGCCTTCTGCACCGCTTGTGGGTACAAAAAAGTGACCAAGTGACCTCCTAAATTTGCAAAGTCGACAGGATCCAGTTCAAGTACTTGCTGTGCTGTTAATGCAGGTGTGGTCACACGTGGCAGTACTTTGATCAAGGCATTGACATCATGCTGATAGATCGCCTGCAGGCTGACACCGCTGAGTGCTTTCACATTGGGTTTGCGGATTTTGATTTCTGTGATTGTGGTACCGCCAAATTGAATGAACTGTTCTAGCTGAACGGTTTCTTCATTTGGGTTTTGAATCGATTTTTGATTCAGGGCTTGATCTTCAGTCAAGGTTTGAACGTTGTCTTGGTCTTGAGTATTCATGTTGCATTCCTAAAAAGTGACAAATTAAAAAAACCTTGCACAAAACGTTGTTCATGCAAGGGTAGGAAAACTTAAATGCCTAGTGCGTTACGTTGCTTCGCTAAGCGATCAACACCGTCAATCACTTCTTTGAAGCCTAGAATGTCAATTTCGATCTCAACTTTGCCGTTTACAGTCAATTTGTAATAAACACAGTTGGTCACGACTTTATGTTCAGTGTCTTCACCTGGTTCAGAATCACCGCCATCAATTTCTTCATGACGACCACGAACCACGACTTCGACTGCATCGACTTCACCCGTGTCATCACGCTGATAAGCACCAGTAAAACGCATGTACACGCCATCGATTTTTTCCATACCGTACTGGCGTAATGTGAGCAGGTCTAAACCACCGAATGTGGATTCAAGCACCAAGCCATCATCAGACATACCCATGTCTGTTTTGACTGTGCCATTCATACCGCCACCACGGTAATCTTCAGTTTTACGACCTAATTTGGGTAAAACCACGGTTTTGATTTCACCTAAATAACTTTCACCTTCATTGAAAAGGTTCATGTTCTTGAGTTTGCTAGGTAATCCCATGCGTTAATTCCTTATGCTGTAATCGAAGCAGCGAAATCAGCCAAATAGCTGTCTGTAATGCGCTGACGGAAACGAAGATCTTCAAGCGGTGGCACTGGCGTATAGTCATAGTCAATATTGAGCTGACCATCTTTCAGCGTTTCTTTGCTATTTGATTCAGGGTCATACCAAGAATCGCCACCCATGAGATAACCAAGACGTGTCCATTCACGCTGTTTTGACTTGATCCCTTCAATCATGTCTGTGACCAATGACGGATGCATTGGTTTATCGATTGCCCACATATGCGCTTCAGCAATCGTATCTGCCATGATTTGAGCTGTACGTGTGTAGTTCTCGAATGGGAATAAAGGATCGTCAGAACAAGTACGTGATCCCCAGAAACGGAAGCCATCTTGTTGAATGAGCGTGGTGATTTGATTGCTATTGAGATAACCAGCATCAGTCGCAGGGTCTTGCAGATCCCAAGTGACATCGGCATCGATACCAGTGACACCTTGAACGGCTACGTTGGATAGTGTTTTGTGCCAGCCAATTTCATTGTCGATCTTGGCACGTAAGCCCATGGCACATGCCACCGCTGGAACGGTTTCAGTTTGTGCTGTATCGACATTAAACGCCACAAAGTTTGGCCAAATGATCATAAGTTCGCGTGAAGCAAATGCATCACGATATGCCACCACTTCTTCTTTGGTTTGACATCCCCATGCATAGGCATAAGCAAATGCACGAAGTTTTGGTGCAATGACAGCAAGTTCAGTGGCTACCGCTTGAGTATCAAGACCAGGTGCGCCAATGATACGTGGCTGAACACCCAACTTGGTTTTGGCTGTGAGTAATGCTTTTAAGCCAGTGTATTTGCCTTGTGCAGTCACTGTACCCACGACATTTGCAGTTTGGGTAGCTTCTTCTGCAGCAGCAGCCACACGAACCACCACACAAAGTGAGTTGGTTTGATTGGCCATCGCNTGAAGTGCAGTTTTTAATGTGCCTGATGTGCCAGCTTTGGCCACAGCAGCTTGAATGTTGGTGAGCAGTACTGGTGTATCAAGTGGGAATACAAGCGGATCTGCATCTTCTGCAGTTGCCACTAAGCCCTGAACAGCAGTTGCAATGGTTCGGATTGGTCGTGTGCCTTCATTAATTTCTAAGACACGCAGACCGTGATGATAATCTGCCATAAAAAAAGCCTGTTATTGGAGGTTTTAATTCAATAGACAGGCTTGCATTAGTTTAAGGCAGTGTTAAGTTTCGGAAATTGTGAAACTAGGTTTATACAATTACAAACTATTTGGCGTTAATTAAAGACATGACATCGGGATTTTGTGCCAAAAACTCAGCCAATTTTTCTTCAGGCGATACTACCTGCTGAACTTCAGGCTTTTGGATCAGTTCCCACTTAAAGCCATTCCAACGTGGCCATTGATCTTC